AGGTTTGTACTGTCTCCACATAGCAATCTATGATTTTTAATTTTCCAAACATCTCCTTGTTTTGTGAATGGAGTTTTTATTTCTTCTATTTCAGTTTCGGTATCAAAATTGTCTTCTTTGACTTCATACACTGTACTTGCGAACAAGTCGTCTAGCTCGTTTAGGTCAAAACCAGTAAGTGATGCAAGACCATTACCCTCTAGTTCTTTTAGTAAGTCGGTGAGTAGAGCTGTATCCCATTCGCCACTAATTTTATTTAATGCAATATTGAGAGCTTTTTCTTTTTTCTCATCAATGTCTATTACTACACAATCTACTTCTTTGTATCCTAAGTGTTTCATAACTTCAAGTCGTTGATGTCCACCAACTATGACACCAGTTCTTTTATTAAAGATTACTGGTTCTACATATCCAAATTCTAGGATGCTGTTTTTAAGTTTCTCAAACTCTTTGTCTCCTGGTTTGAGTTTTTTTCTTGGGTTGTAGTCAGCTGGTTTCAAGTCATCGACTAGCATTTTCTTTATATCCATATTGCTCCTTTAAGTTATAAAAAACCACACTCGATTTGAATGTGGTTTCTTCTTTTATATTAAGTATTTTGTTATTATATTTTCCCAAGGGAATTCATCTCTACCAAAGTGACCATAGCAAGATGTTGATTTATATATAGGCCTTAGTAGGTCAAGTTCTTTAATTATATTTGCAGGACTAAAATTAAAGTTTTTGGCGACAAAATTATAGATATTGTCAATATCTTCTTTTTCAGTACCAAAAGTATCAATATATAATGATAAAGGTTTTGCTAATCCTATACCATAGGATACTTGAATTTCACACTTATCAGCAAAACCATGAGCAACAATATTCTTTGCTACATATCTCGCATAATAAGCCCCAGACCTATCAACCTTTGTTGCATTTTTAGAACTGAAACATCCGCCTCCAACTCTACCAATTCCACCATAAGTATCTACTACTATTTTTCTACCAACACAACCTGAATCTCCAAATGAACCCCACACTGTAAACTTACCACTTGGGTTTACTATTAACTCAGTATATTCTTTAATTAGGTAAGCATATTCAGCTAGTATAGGAGAGATTACTTTTTCGCAAATTGTATTTCTAATTTCTTCTTTGCTTAGTTTATCTGAGTGTGAAACTGATACTAGTATTGTTGCTATTCCACAAGGATTATCTTGCTCGTTATATTCTACCGATACTTGACTTTTGGCATCAGCATAATAATCTTTTGTTGTTCTTCTAAACTCATCATACTTTCTCATAAGTTTATGAGCAATGGTGATAGGTAGTGGCATATATTCTTTTGTTTCATTTGTTGCAAATCCATATACCATGCCTTGGTCATTTGCTCGTAGTTCTTCTTTTACTACTGCTTGATTGATATCAGGACTTTGTTCGCTGATTTGTTTTATTATTGTAAACTCGTTTGTGTATCCTATATCTTTTAATACTTGTTTTGCAATACTATCGTAGTCAATATTTGCTTTAGTTGTTGCTTCTCCATAGATAAATACTTTGTCATCTTTGATTGCACATTCTACTGCCATCATTGAATTTGGATCTTGCCTTAATGCTTCATCCAAGAATGCATCTGCGATTGTATCGCATGTTTTGTCTGGGTGTCCGATGTTTACGGACTCGCTTGTAATAATTTTTTTCATATATTCTCCATTGATTATTTATTTCCATAATTGAGCATAAGAAAAACCCATCGCTACCGATGGGTTGATATGCATATATAACAATTACCATCGGTCTGCCTTTAGCACCTTAGCTTTGCCAGGTTGCTGTGTGGTCAACGGGGCAGTCCCTCGCACACTCTTTATGGATATGTTTAGTATATCATAGTTTTTCTAATTCTCAAATAGATTTGTAAATATTGCTTCAAGAACTGGTACAACAATTCCGTTGCCTGCTTGTTTGTATAATTGTGTATTACTCATGCCAGAGTCTATGACTTTGTCTATTTGTTCATCTGTCCAACCCATAAGTCTCCAACATTCTTTTGGTGTGAGTTTTCTTATTCTTATGAAATGGTCTAGTTCAATTGTTGCTTGGTTGCATTGTGTATCAAGAGTTTGTGCAATGCCTTTGCCAACTCTACCACGTCTTGTTTTTGAGTTGGGGAACTGCATGTTGATAGTGTCTCCAACGATTGCATCTTCATATCCTTTTTTTGTGGCATTTTTTACTGGTAATGTTATTTCAGAAATGTTGCCACGAAAAGATGGTGTGACAGCAACACCTATACCACGAGAATCATAGATTCTATCTTGAACACTTCGTTGTTTGCCATTATCATCATAATAATTAAGACAATGTGTCTCTGCTTTTAAGACCGTTGATGTGCTGAAATTTGAGCCACAATTTGAAGTTTGTGTTGGTGATGTTTCAATCAGCTCTTTCTTATTCCAAGGATTGAATAATTCAGGTATGTAGCCATTTTCTTTAATGAATTCATCGTAGTTTCGCTTTATTGCATTTTGTTCTACAACCAAGTTGTCTTTTTGTACTGTGGTTAGAGCATTTGAAGTTCCTTTGTTGTTTTCTTCAATTACTTGTCCACATTCACGACCTCTTATTGCAATTATCTTTGTTTCTGTTCCACCACCTCCACCAGCCATAATTGTTGGACTTATACCATTGGGGTCGAAAACTTGTCTTGTTATGTTATATCTTTTATCCCATACACCACCTTCGAGAGTGCCTACTGCAATAAGTTTTGGTTCTTTGTAATCCCTAGCAAGTAGAGTGGAGCATATTTCATTGTCTCCGTGAATCAAATCCCTTCTTTGATTGAAGGTCGTGTTTAGTATACTGAGTATTGTTGATGCCTTTAGATAGTATTTCTCATCAGCTTTTTCTTCTAGTACATCTTTTAATCTTATTTTGAGTTCTTCGCCTTTAGGGAATATATAAGGTCTATGTTCTCCTAATATTGATACTGCGAACACTCTTTCTCTATTTTGTGGCACTCCAAAGTATTTAGCATTAAGCACCTGCGTATATGTTGTGTATCCAAGACTTGATAAAAAAGACAACCATTTATCATAGTTGTCTTTGAATTTTGTTCCTATTAAGTTTTTTACATTTTCTAGTAAGAGATATTTGGGCAGTGTTTCGTTTTCTTTTGCTTTTAAGAGCAATCTTTCAACTTCCCACAGTAATCCCGATCTAGTTCCACTTCCTTGCTCAAATCCCTTTTGTAGTCCTGCTACTGATATATCTTGGCAAGGGAACGAGTAAGTCCAAAGGTCGGCATGGGGGAGAGCTTTGATTTCTTTAATATCTCCAAGGTTATTTACATTTGGATTGTGTAAGATTCGGTATGACTTATCTGCATATTTGTCTATATCAGATATTGCAACTACTTCATGTTCAATTCCGATATTTTTTAATGCTTGGGTTTGTGAACCGATTCCTGCAAATAGTTCTATGACCTTTATCATTTTTGTTCTCCATTTAATTTTTTTAATTCTTCATATACTTCTAGTATTGTGGAAGTTCTATTCCATTTTTCACTTGCTTTGTTTGGTATTTTGTGTAAGTCTACTAGTCGCAGAAATAACTCTTTGTGTTTTTCATACAAATGTAGCAATTCTGACTTTCTTTGATTAGGACAAAACCAACAACCATTTCGTGTTCCGTGTTTATATATAGGACTTAATAATCCGTATTGTTCACACAAGTCATAAGCCATTTTTTCGGTATACCCATATTTTTCTAGAAGTGATATTTTATCTGATTTGTTATGTAGACTTTCTAGTCTCTTAGGTTCATCTATTGCTATTCCTATATAACTTATAACTTTATCATTAAGTGTTTTGCAGTAATTGTGTATTGGTGCTACTTTGCAATCTCGATTTATATGACATTTCCAACCAAGAGGGAAAGCACGAAGTTTTCCTTTGTTTTTGCCTCTTTTAATTTTGAACATGAACTCTTGCACTAAGTCTTTATCACTTTTTACTACAACGACTTTATATCCGAATTCCTTTTCTATTTTAGGTATTGCAACATTATATATGAAATCTCTATGTTCTGGGGTTTCGCCACTAATTCCATTTTGTAAATCAAACATTACTTCACAATAAAGAACAATGTCTAGTGGCTCATTGTGTTGGTGGGCGATTATAATTTGAGCTATTGAATCTTTACCAAAGCTACAACTTGCAATGTATTTCATTTATTGACCCCTTAGCAAATTCTCCATGATATCATCATTTGGAGAATTGTCATTCCATTCAGTAAGTTTTGTTTCTCTAACGACTGCATATATTTTTGCCCACACATCATTTGTTTGTCTTAGATAGTTTTGTGCCATTGCAATACAAGGATTGTTTATTGTTTTTCCATTACCATCTTTTAATAAGAAACCGTGAGTCGTGATTGCATCTTCGCATTCTAACCATCTAGATTTGCAATGAGCATATTCATCTAAGTTGTAAGGAAGAATTCCTTTTGTGCAGCCGATTTTTTCCAACCAATCATATACTTCTTTCCAGATTGCTTTTGCTTTTGGACTTAACCAGTTGGCTGGTTTTTTTAACACATTACTGCTATCTTCAAACTCTAAAACTTCAATAGGTCTTTTACCAGGATTTCCATTTAATATTTTCTCTGTTGCTGATTTTTTTGGTCGTCCTGCATTTGGTCTATAACCTCCACTTGGCATACATTTTCTCCTTGTTTTTTGATTTTATTTTGATTTTGTTTTGATTATTTTTGAGAAATCAAAACAACAAAAAAACACAGCAATTAAAAGGTTTTTGCTGTGTTTTAATAAACTAAATATTTAATTTTTTTTGATTTTTGATTATGCGAAAATTTGTGAGAGAGTGCCGCCCCGCTCAGGAAGGCAAAAACTCTAGAAATTTGACCGCCCCTGGGGTTATATACTAGTTAGCTCTT